TGTCGGGTTTAGCGTGATCGTCAGCGCGTTTGATGCGACTGAGGCCGTAATGGGCTGAATGGCAGATGATGTTGCGGCGATAAAGGCCGCAACCTGCGCCGCTGTCAGTTCCTCAATCGCGCCGGTTGATGCTGTGATGCGGCCCAATATTCGGGCAGTTGATTGCGTGAGTCCTGATGCTGTGGCTAGGCCAGAGCCAGCCGCTGCAAGCGTAGCGCGTGCAATCGCGGCAGTAGCGTCATCCAGCATGGTCTGAATGAAAGCAGAAACAGCCAATGCGCCGGGTGTAACTTCGCTCACGTACTCGATGGCATCGCCTGAACTGTTGATGCGCAGAAACTGTGATGCAACCGGGTCGGGTAGCTCGGTGTCAAAGCCCGCTATCCCCGCAGGAATGGTGATGCTTCGCCCGATCTGGTCATCCAGTTGCTGAATCATCAGCACCGTTGAATCAATATCTTGATCTAGCGTTTCAGCGGGTAACGATCCCTGATCCTGATAGTCCGTTGTTCGGGTCAGCGCCATGTTTCGTTTGCGCACCACGGTGGTGGCGTTCGCAGGGGCCACGGTCATGGTGACATTGCCCCCGGCGTCCACACCCACACCACTTAAGGTGTAGTCAACATTCAGGGTTTTGACAACATCATCAACCGTTACCTCAATGTCCGATTCTGAGATGATCTTGAACTGATACGGGAAAACGGTTGTAACGCCATTTCCAGTACTGCGATTGATGGGGGTCTGTGCTGAAACTGTCAATGTGATACCTCGCGCGTAGTAGCGCGGGCATCAAACTTCCAACGTTACTTCGTGGACGCCCGCAGATTCCCGCCAATCTTCCATCGCCTCCCCGGTCGGCTTCCCGACTGACTTGCCTATCCGCACGGGTGTATCTGCAATGGCCCCCGCTGCGCTGTCCACATAGTCATCCGGTTGGTCCTTGATGGCCGGGTTAAAGCCCTGCATTTCAGCGAAAGCAGGCCCGTCCAATACGCTGGTATGTGCCCACAGGAACCCGGACGATAGGGGTGGCTCGAACGCATCAAGAATGCGCTTTTGCTTGTTCTCGGTCACATGGTCCTCACGCACCGCAATGCCCCACTTTTTGAGGTGCTTGCGTGCAATGGCGGGAACAAACCCGCCCGGACCGTTGGTTTCGATCACCACCTGGGGAACTTTCAGCGGACGCAGCAGGTCAATCAATTGCTTCACCTGACCACCAATCAGGGTTGTGCCATCGTCTGCGAACTGCTCCAGATCGCCCGTCAACGCAATGGCCCGGTGCCAGTACAGCCGCCCCATGCTGTCGGTAAAGATCACCGCCACGGCTGAGGCGTCAGACTTGACCTTGCCCAATGAGCAATCCCACCGCGCTTTGCAGCCCACCAGCCGCACATTTCCGAGCATCAGCACCGTCTCGCCGTTGGCTTGGGTAATGACCGGCTCCACCTCGTAGGGAACCATGCGGTTAGGGTCCAGACGAACATCGTGGACAGGCTTGCTGTGTAACTGGTATTGGCTGTCCCACTCGTTCACCGTGCGGGTTTTCTTGCGCCGTTTGGTCATGTCCTCGGGTGTGAACCGTGCCGGCCAGGCGCAGCCTGCGTAAAAGTCGATCAGGCCAGTGATGTTGCCAAGCAGTTCCACCCCGTCTTTGGTGATCTTGTAATCAACGGCAGGGGTTAACAGGCGGGTGTTTTTGCCTATTCCCGAGAACACCATTTCCGGCACAAACGGCACGATGTACCGCCCCGCCTTGGCCTCCTCCACCCGCATTTCATCGCGGAACATCTTGATCGTCAGGCAGTCCGCGCCCATCGATTCCACCTCGTCATAGAGTGATTCATGGGTGTGAGGGGTTCCCACGTAAAGAGTCCGGCCACCGGGCACCAGAATAAAGGTCTGCTCACTCAGCCTATACCGCAACTTGTCCCGCGCCTCGGGTGTCTGAATGTTCTTGGGAACCTCAACGTCATCGTTTTGCACTTCGTCAGCGCGTGAACTGGTGATGTTGGACAGAATCCCCGCCGCCTGTAATGACGGGTTGCGCTCGTCCGGGTTGCCCTGCACCCACCAAAACGACACTTCGCCACGGGTCACGACACTATCCCGCGTCAATGGGTGATGTGTCAGCACGGATTTGGTGTCTCGGCTGGTCTTGTACGCGGTCCCGTCCTGGTCGCCCTGGTGCAATATCCGGTAGGTGTCGTCCTTGTAGTACCGCCAAGCGTTGTACACCGCCAAAATGGTGGACTTGCCGAAACCTCGAAAGCACCTGAGAACCGCCAAGTCCCGCCGATGCTCAAGCCAGTCACATGCCAGAACGTGAATGTCGGGCACCACCCACCGCTGACGGTCGGCCCAAATCAGAAAGAACGTGAGGAACGAAACTTTATGGCTTGCCACCGGCTGCGGCCTTGGAGCGTTTCATCACATCGGCCAGCATCTTGGCGGCTTCTTTTTCCTTCACCTTGATTTGCTTGTCCAGATCAGCCTCCTCCTGTTCGCTGCGGTTGCGGCTCGGGTCTTTCACATCGCTGAGTAATGAGCTTGTGCGCTCCAGTAGAGCAAAGGTAGCGGCTGCGTTTTTCTTGCACCAGTAGCGGTCACCGCGCGTCTGTTGATCGACTTCGGCCAAGGGTTGTCCAGCGCCCGGCCACATATCCGGGTCGGCCTCCTCCAGCACCACATCAGCCAGTTTTTCGCTCAGTTCTGCCAAGCGCGTGATTTGATCTGCTCTCATTTAGTTTCCTCCTATTGCTGCCATGTCGGGTGCGCGGCTCGGAAATCCCGTGCCAGGCTCCCAATAAAACTCTTGGTCCCAATCCTTACGCGCCCGGTCCTTCTGTCGGGCAAGGTAGCCGGGTGACAAGTTCTCTTGAATGCTGTGCAAAATCATGTGATCAAGCGCCGCCTTTGCATACCAAAGGTTTACCAGTGGCGTGTGCGACTTGGCAAACCGCAGCGCCTCGGCTCCCGCGTGCGTGTCCTTGCCTGCAATCGCCTCGTCAATGTTGCCCTTGGTCAGTTCCCACAAATCGGCAGCACTGCCAAAGGTTGGTCCCATCGTCAGGCGTCCCAGCGTGTCCATTGTGCTGCGGTCCTGCGTGGTGTCGCCCAATACCATGTCACCCAAGAAACCCGCGCCACCGCCCTGCGATATAGCCCGCGTCCAGAACTTTGGCGTCGTCATGTCAACCGGGTCTTTGCCTTGAACCATTTGTTTGGTCTGGAAAGCAATCGCCCCGAGTGCTGTTGTGGTCAGCACCAGCGCGGCTGTGTAGGCGGCTTTGTTGGCTAACCCGTCCTCCTCCAGCATCCTGCGCCAGTGGCGGGAAATCATCGCAATGGGGAAGGATTTGAACTGCATGGTCAGCCGCGCCAGTTCACCCACGCCAGTCCCGGCCTGCTGCCCGCCCCATGTCTGGATGGCCCGTGTCGCCATGTCGGGATTGATCACCGCGTATTCGCTTTCGTCGGTGATGAAGCCCAATATCTTGGCCGTGACCTGATTCGCCTCGGGGTGCCCGCTGGCCGCGATCGCCTCGGGTGTCAGCATCTGTTGCCCCCGGTAGTCGGTCAGATCAGCCTGATTCACCACCTGCCAATCGGCCTCGGTAATACCTTTGCGCGTCAGGTGCTTGCGGTCACGCTCGGACAGCTTGGCCCAATCGGTTTTGGCGAGTTTTCCCAATCCGGCCTGCATGGTCATGGAAAACCCCCGGCGCATGGTGTCGGTCCATGCGTTCATCAGGGACAGCTTCATGGTCGTGTTAGCCAGCCTGCCGCTCCAGTTGTTGGCGATGTTCTCACCCTGCCAGCGGTTCAGGTCTTGAATCATGCTCTCGGCAATCATGCCGTGCATGTTGGCAAACTCTTTGGCGTCCTTGCTTCCAGCCGTAGCCGTGTTGGTGATCAAGTCCCAATAGCTCAGGCGGTTATAACCCGTCGTCACCAGCATCGTGCCCATGTCCGTGATGCTGGAAATCACCGCGCCAGCCAGTTTGCCGAACGTCTGGATATTGCGGATATGCTGCCCCACCTCGGCCAGCCGTGCGCTATCCGGTGCTCCGGTGTTACCGCTCAG